CTACACCAAAAACAAGACGCTTGATCATTAGAAGAATTAGCGTTTTCCCTGGCCACGGTACTTCTTTCGGCCCTTTTTTGGGCGTGAGTGTTGACCATTTCCTTGCGTGGTCCGTTTCGGTTTACCGACAACAAATGTTTGGCCGTTAAGCGACTTGGCCATCAGATACCGTCAGTTGAATCCAAGTTCTGATACTTAAGGGCCAACCCGGTGAAAATTCCGTGTTGTGGATGTGAGACTTGGTCTCGGCCGTCCAAGAAAAAAAGCTCCTCCAGCCACAAGACTCTGGCCTTTTGCGCGGCGGTATCAGAGGCCCCGTAGCTGGCGGAGATCATCGGATCAGGGCGTTGCATCAAATCACCAGCTAGAAGGTTTGCCAGACGCCTGGGTCGGCGTGATCTGTTCAAGGATGCGTGCAGCGAGTTGCTCTTGAATGGCGGTCACCTTTTCGTCACCACCGAGCTTGGCCTGCACAGCTGCCACGATGTCAGCCTCAGTCAGATCCTCGAAGTCGGCCAAGGTGTCAGGACGATCCAGGCCGATGCTGCCGTAAGCGCCTGAGTTGTAGGCGTTGCCTTCAGAGTCAACTTGATCGCTGATTGCGGTCACGGTGTAGTGAGCCGTATGCGCAAAATTATCCGACAGATTCCTGTCGAGGTTTGCGATCTTCCAGACGTAGGTGTTAGCCATGATGAAGTGTAGTCAGAGGAAGTTTACTTAGCCAGCCTCAAGGGCTGCAACTTTGGTTTCCAGGGCTTCAATCCTAGTCTGCGCTTCTTGCAAAGCCTTAATGGCTTTCATGTAGAGCACGGAATAGCTAACACTTTTTAGTATTGTTCCATCGGGTTCTGCATTGTCTTTTACAAGCCCTGGAGAAGTTTGTTCCAGTTCTTGTGCAATAACGCCAATCCTGAATCCCGCTTCATCTCCATAAGCCTCAACGTCCGAGTTCATTTTGAACTTGCGGACACGCACGTCTTTAATGTCATCCCATTGCGATGACGCATCAACAATCTGTTGTTTTAAGGAAACATCAGAAAGAGAACCATAACTGTTGTCATGGTTGAGTACATCGCCGTCAGACTTGATGTGCAAGCGATCGGCAGAGCTGTCTGCACAAGTTAAAAATCGCGATGAATTATCATCAGGCGCATAATTTGATTTTTTGAGAACTAGGTCATAACTAAGTCCTGATGAGGCTGTTTGCGTGAACTGATAGGCAGGATCTGGACCAACGTTTGCGGCAACTTCAAATTTGGCAGCTGTCGATGAAGGACTTGTAAGTCCATGCAAAAACCGCCCGTCTTTGTCTATGCGCGTCCGCTCAGTGTTACCTGTCTTAAATGTCAGTGCCGGAAAGGTTCCAGACCTAGCGTCTGCCTTTAATTCAACAACTCCATTAGGCGCACCACATGAAATAGCAAGGTAAGTGCCTGTGTTGCTGTTGTACTGGAAAGCTGCAACATCAGCGTCTTCATTGCCACTAAGAATGTATTTATGGCCTAAGTCAGACGAGTTTTCATTAAAAAAGAAACGGCCTGCGCTATCAATTCTGAGTCTTTCCGTCGGGCTGTTTGCGCCGTCCGCCGTGGTGTAAAACGCAAGCCGACCTGGCATGTCGTTTCCGCCAGGCGTGCCATCGACTTCTGACTGAATCCAAGCTGTGAAACTATTTAGATCTGTACCATCTGCCCCCGCAAAATGAATAGCACCCGTTATATCGCCACTTTGAACAACAGTGTTAGAACCTGTTGATGTGCCTCGTGATTTGCTTAAAGCTAAAATTGGGCCATTGACAGCATTCTCATTCCTAACAATAGCCAAAGTAGAAGTTGAGACATTTATTCCTTCCATTTGGAAATGCGGCTCTGAAGCATTAGCTGAAGATCTTGACGAGCTATGACCAAACAGGAGCCTGCCACTTGAATCGATGCGTGCTCTTTCGTCGGCGTTAGCGGTGAAAGATAAAAAATTCGATGCATGATTATATGTTATTGCACCAATATCTTCGTCATCACTATCGCCGAGGAACAAATTGCTTGTCCCGGAAGTTGAGCCCTCAATCAAAACAACACTATTAGTAGTGTCCGCGACTGTTAGTGTCCTGCCTGGTGACGATGTGCCAATGCCCACGCGATTATTGCCACCATCAACAAACAACATGTGAGTCTGGCCGTCTGACTCCACGCGGAAGTCAACATCATTGCCAGGGTCGTTAATAATGACTGAGCCAGTCCCAACGTTAAAACGCTCAACACCATTCGTGCTTAGACCAACTTGATCAGCGCCACCGCTAAAAATGCCAGTGTTCGTGTCGTCAGCGAATGCAAGGCCAGGCGATGCAGCTGACCCGTCCTCAATCAGCATCGTGCCGTCAAGCTCACGCAGCGTGATCCATGCGTTGTTGGCGCTGTTCCTGATCTTCAGGACGTTGGCGTTAGTGTCGGCCCAGAACTGATATGCGTAGGTCGTCGATGGCTCTGTAGAGCCTGAATGGTTGGTGAAAAGTGCAGCAAGCTGACCATTTAAATCTGAACGGACCGCAGCCCCCGTTCCGTTGGCTACCACTCCATCAGCTTGTGCCACGAGTCTCTAGACAGACAGTGCCCTTATCTTACGGCGCCTTGCCATATCCCACCGCGCTGTAGGTGAAGTTGCGGTCAACATTGCTGCCGCCTGAATCCAGCACATCAACGTTAAACCCTGTACCTGTCACGCTGCTGACGTTGACTCGCTCCCCAGCACCGAGATTCTGCACAGTGATTCCAACACTTGGTAGATAAGCGTTTGTTCCTCCCAGCGAGGCTGTGCCCGTAAAGAATGGTTTTTCAAACGTAACGGCCTTAGTGCTAGTGCCAGATGCGATGGAAGCGTTGCTGTTGTCCTGTCTGCGTTGCAAAGTCGCTGTATAACCCAGCTCGTCAACCAGAATGTTTTGAGCGACGTCAGAGCTATTTAGCTCTGCCTTAAACTGAAACGCCCTTGCTTCAAACGTTCCAGAAACAAATTCACGCCATGCGCTGAAAGTAGGAGACCCTGATGGATCGTCGTTGGTGCTTCTCATATAAAGCTTTGCATTAACAGCATCAGCCTCGGTGCCATCAAAGTCATTCCATGTATCGATGTTCGCAGTACGGGAATCAATTAGGTCATTAGGGAAAAACGCCCGTGTAACAAACCGACGTTCTAAATCCAGCGAGAACCGTGCGCCAAGATCTAGGGTGTTGACGAATTGATATTCAGCAGACGCTAAAATATTGCCAAGCGTATCAAACGAACTGATGGCGTCGAAATCCGTTTGAGCGTCTAAGTCCTCATCACCGTCAATAATCAGCGCATCTAGCCCCTCGTCGTAGAAACAGTCCGTTCTTGTTCCTTGGAATGGTGGGACATCTTGGTCCTCTCGACGAGTCTGAACAATCAAGCGCCCCAGGGTGTCTGGGAACTGCATGATCACACTGGTTGCGTTCGTGCTCTTGTTACCTAAGTCATCCTCGAACTTGGCGAATATTTCACCAGCTACCAATGGCACAATAGCTTCAGTCGAGTTGCCCGCGACAGCAGGGATCAGGTCAACAGAATTGGGCCATGTTGCTGAGCCATCGGTCAAGTTGCTGTGCTTGATGTGAACAAGGCCATTTACCTTCACGTCAAGGTCAACAGTCTGATCCCAGCGCAGCCGAGCACTGTTGGCACTGATCGGTTCAATCGATAAATTCTGCACATCGCCCGGAACCTCTGTCTTGCCAAGCAGTTCAAAACTTGCCTTTGCGATTCGGCTCTGCTTGCCGGAAAAGTTACGCGCAACAATTTCAACCTCTAATGTTCCAGCCTTTAGAGACCTGAGCGTTGCAGAGGTTGCGCTTGGGTTGAGAACTGAATAATTGTCATTGTCTAGCCTGTATTTGACGATGTAATCAGTGGTATTTTTACGATCGTGATTCCAGCTAAGATCAAAGCCAGTGTGAACCGTTTGCCCTTCTTGGTAGAGAAACTCTGTGCCGACAATGCCTTCGACAGCATTCGGGGTTTTTGAAATGTTTGTGATATCTCTATCGGTAAATTTCAGATCTTGCTCAACCTGCGCGTAGATGCTTTCGTTGTATTCAACAGCCGATATTGCAAGCGTAGAATCATCAGATTCAGTAACGCTTAAAATCCTGAACTGATTTGATTGAACGTCTGTTGTCTGAATCAGGTAAACAGATTGCGCTTTCGGGGCCTGCGAAAAATTTTCGCTAACAGTGATTACCCGGTCGCTGATTGCGCTGATCGTCCGTGTTTCGACCAAGCCGTCAGGCATCATCGCCGCGATCGTTGGCGAGCTTGCCAGGTTCACACTTAAATCCGAACTGCTATCGACAGTGATTGCGCTGACCGTTGCGGAACTAATCCGCCCGCTGCGTCTGGTGCCAGCCTTGACCGGATCCGCGATGTCTACAACAACGCCAGGCCTCAGCACTAAGCCGCTGTCTGCTGCAACAGCGAAGCTGACGGTCTGAGTTAGTTTGCTCTCAGTAAGCAAAAGCCACTTGCCGAGCCTGTAAGCTTGCCCCTGGGAATAACAACCAATAGCCCGCACGTCTTTATTAACAACTCCATATTTTGCAACCTGATCTTGCAGCTCAACATACTCAAACAACACCTCTCCTAACTGTTCATAGCTTTGGTAAGCAACAGTGGCGCAGGTGTGCCGCGCCTTTAACGCAGAGCCTGCATATACAAAATCGCCACCGATCACATTGCTAGGGCCTAGTTGATAACGGGAGTCTGTCGGCTTGTCTTGGTTGAGAACCAGAGAACCAGCACCGTAAAAAGCAATCCCCCTAAACAAGCTACTTAGCTCTTGGATCGCGTTGTAAACCTCCTTGCGAGTATTGATAACCATGTTGCAAGAGAACCTAGGTTCCTGCCCTCCTTTGCCATCAGGGACTAAGGCGTTGCAGTATGTCGAGACGTTGTAGAAGTCGAAGACATCTAAATTTGCCTCAGGAATACCAGCCCCCCAGCGGGTGTCCGTCAGCAATGCGTAGAGCAGCCAGGCCGGATCGTTGGTCCAAGTAGCAGCGCCTAGCGTGCCATTAAACACCCCGCTATATGTAATCCGGCCGATATGTGTTGTTGTATCTACAGTCGCATTGTGCGGGATCTTGACTTTGACTCCTCGAACTAAAAACTTGCGACTGGGGATATTTGAAAATTGCCTTGAATCAAGCTTCAAAAAAGACAGAGCAGTGTTCGGATAGCGCAGCTTCTCATCAATAATCTCTGTATAACTTGACCAGTTAGTTCCGTTCGCTAAACGCTGTGATGTTGAATCATCCGTAACCCTAACAACCTTGATGTCAACCGGGAACGCGCCGGTCAAAGTGATCATGTAGTCCCTCTGATAAGCGCTGCTGGATTTGCCGTTAATAGTGTCATCAACAACGGTGGTGAAGCCGCCACTGTTGTATTGAACTTGAATCTGTATGTTTACGCTTGTTCCTCTAATATCCCCGTCATCCTCCACAGTTTGCAGCGCAGGGATTTGCAGTGTTACTCGAACACGATCAACCTCAGTATCTGTTATCTGCCTTGTGATTGGAGTTGCCTTGACAACCGCAAGGCCTACATTTTTTTCACTCTCTACCCCTGCCCGGTCTGAAATGTATGACTGCGCCTGAGTGCCGTTCCTAGTGGCCAACGTGTAGCCGGTGAAGTTATCGCGTCCCGCAGCATCTTGAAGGGGAGTCCCGTCTAGATAGACACCTTTAGCACCGCCTTCAATGCCATCAATCTCACCTTCGCTGATCGCATCTAGAACCGAGGCAAACTGTACCGATGACAGCGAATCATCTTCTTCTTCAGGAACTCGCGGCGAGCCGCCACCACCGCCACCCTTGCCAGCCCCACGGATAACAACCATTAGACAACGTCCAGACCGCTGGAGATCACCACGCTGCCAGCGTAGGCGCGACCAAGGACAACAGGAACAGGGATCCCCTGCCTAGAGATGTTCACGATCCCGCTGAAGGTAAAAGACTCCAGCTGCTCCGCTTCTTTCCTTTGCTGTGGCACTGGGGTTGGTGAAATCATTTCAGCCACGCCGCCCAAAATCAAACCGGCACCAATCGCACTCAAACCTGTGCCGACAGTCGCCAAAGTTGCTGCAGTTCCGGTGAAGGTCACGCCAGCCGCCCCACCGAACAAGCCAGCACCAGGGAACAGGAACGATGCACCGATCAAGCCAGCACCTAGCAAGATCCGTCCAAAGTTGCCGCCCGCACCCGCGATCGCTGGCGCGATGCTGAACACCTCACGCTCACCAAACGGCAAGGCCAGATCTCCAAAGTTCTGCTCACCGATGTGCTGACGGCCAACCATCATTCGATAGCTCACGCCGTCTTTCTCTGAATCAAGAATGAAACGCTCAAGCTGCGGGAAGTTGACTAGCAACGCCTTGAACGCCTGCGCCGGGGTGCTGACGTTCAGCTCAAAACGGCATTGCCCCAGCAGCTCGCGAAGCTTGCCGTAAACCTTAACGACCTTCATGCCTGTAGCCGCTAACCGTGTTGTTTGCATAGTATCCCCTGCCGTAGACATCGCGAGAAGACAGGCGATTCTGAATGTGATGCAGGATGATTTGATCGCCCAAGTAAATCGCCGCGTGATTCGGCAACGGGGAAACAAGCTGCATCAGAATTAGGTCACCCGGCTGCACATCATCAACAGGGATGGGGTGGAACCCTTCGTTCGGCAGATTGTCCACATACATGTTTTCCCCACGCAGCCAGAAGCCATCCCGGCGGTCGTAGTCATGCAAGGCGATTCCATACTCCCGCTGGTAGTAATCGCGAACCAAGGTCCAACAGTCCACGATGCCAAACGAAAACTCACGGCCCACATAGGGCAGCTCAAAACCTTCGGGTTCGCAGTATCCCCATTGTTCGGTCAACGGGTTGACGATGTACCAGGGCAACCCTGACTTTTCACATGCGACGCGGTCAGCCTGTGATGGGGCCGGGTTTGACTTTGGGTGCGAATGGACTACGGCAACCACTTCGCCTAGATCCTCTGCCGCTGCATAGTCCAGCGGGTCAATGATGAAGTGCTCATCTGGCGTCTCAGCCAAGTTGTTACAAGGCCGATAACGTTTCCTGCCCTTGACCACGATGATCAAGCCGCAACATTCGTTCGGGTAGCTGTCAACCGAATGAACAAGGATCTGTTTTTTAATCGTCGGCGGCAGACTCATTGCGTCAAGCCAACACCAGGGAATGAACCAAACGGCAGCTCACCTGCTGTGCCGAACCGCAGCTTGCAGGAACTCAACCGTTTGCCGCAGACATCATCCGCAAGGGTTGCCGCAGCGTTGTCGTTGATGTCGAAAAAGTTGCTGCCGGTGTAGCTGCATTCGCTGCTGCGGTACTCCCACTGACAAACGTTGGCGATACATTGCCGCTTTGGAATCTTCTGCCCGGCTAGGTCAAACTTGCTAGCAAGCTCAAAGACCACAGCCTCACGGCTCTCTGAGGTCTTTCTGTCGATGAAGTAACGCTCCTCAGGCATCGAAGCGTAAGGGTCTGCGTCTGAGTTGCCGCCTGAGAAGTTAGCCGCATCAAGAAACTTTTTCAGCGTTCTAATCCTCCTAACCTCTGCACCGGCCAGGTCGTTGCCGGTTGTGGTTGCGTTTACCAGAAGCAGGATCGTTGTGACGGAGCTGTCGGTGTTTGCGACGGTTAGCGTCGGCCTGGGCAGCGTGCCTGAGTTTCTGAACTCGAAGCCCTCCGCCTGAATCGGAATCCTTAGATAGGTGTTCCCGTTCCAAACAATGTTTCCCGTGACCTGTTCATTCACGCCTGAATGCCAGCGGTAAACATCAGTGCTGCCGTGCAGCGTATTGTCAAGATGCAGCTCGAACATTTCAATGATTGCGCTCGGAGCTAGAACACTCAGCTCCTCGTAAACGCTGCTGATCGCAGTCCAGACAACGGTGTTGTCGTTGACCGTGTTGCCAATATCTGTCGCCCACGAAGGCTCAGAGCTGCCCGAAGTGCCAGCCGTCGTGCATTTGAAAACAAGGCCAGAGGCCTGCACAGTTGTTGCCCGTCGGACATCGCCAACGGAAAACGCGGTACTAGCAGCCCATGCGGTGTAAGCCATCAGGGTTCAAATACTTGGCGGAATGTTGCTGAGATCGTGGCACGGTTGAGATATGGGATCGACTTGCTCCAGCTTTCACAAACGAACTTCGAGCTAGAGGCCTCACCGGGCGGCGTGAAATCGAAAGCGTCGCTATCTACGGCACGCGCATCCAAGAAAGTTTCAATCGTGTCCGCATCCGTTTCGGATACTTCAAAGGTCAGCTGATAAGCCTTCGGATTTTGATTCAAGCCAAAAATAACGCGGCTTTCGTAGCCATCCCCGAAGACAACCCTGCGGGTGTTTGGCTTGCTTGTTTTGACCTGCCCGTAGGTAGGGGTGATGCTCGGGAAAGTAGCCATTAGACGCCAGCGAGAAGGCCACCAGGCCGTTTCTGTTTCATCAGCTCCTGTTGTACCGCAGCCCCGATCGCCTTGCCGAGCTGAGCGCCTTCGTTGCCGTCACCCTGAACAGCAGACCCGGAGGCGTCAACGTTGACGTTCACGCTGATGTTGCCGCCCATAGAGCTGTTAGGGGCAACGCTGCCAGTCCGTCCGGGCGTAAACAATTCGGGGCCTTTCTCTCCAACGACGTAAGAGCGGCCGCCCTGCACGGTGCCGCCGTTAGCTCTACCGCCGCCAAACAAGCTGCCGAGGATTCCACCGCCACCGCCGAGGCCTCCGAAAATGCTGTTGATACCAAACGAGATCAACTGATTGCCGATGTTTTTAAGGATGCCGCTTGCTGCCTCGCCTAAAGATTTGGTGCCGTCGATAGCACCCATGATTGCATCGGTGACACCTGACTTAATCGAATTGCCAATGCCCTTGTAAAGATCAGCGATTTCTTTGCCTGATTCCTTGATTGCCTTTTCTTGCTCTAAGCGCTCTTTGTTGGCGTCAATAATTGCTTGTGTTGCGTCCTGTTGCTCATACAGATTTGTGGTTGCTTCTAGTTTTGCTTGAAGCTGTTGTTCATTAAGGCCGGCTTCGTTTCTAAGGATTTCAGCGATTTCAATCTGCCTTTGGAATTGCTGCTTTTCCTCAGCGTTAAGAGCGGAAGCTAAAAGAGTTTTTTGTTCTAAGGCTCGGATTTGATCTTGGTTGCTTTTTTCAATTCTTGCTAGTCGCTCAGCTTCCTCGTCTTTCTTTGGCTTAGTTCCACCGCTAAGAGCGTTGTTTGTTGCCTGAATAGCATTAGCTGCGGCTGAAGGCTGCGTGCCCGTGCCTGTACCGCTGCCAGGGGTGAAGCCTCTTCCTGCATCGATAGTGTCACCAACGAAGCTAGTGGCTGCCCCTGCAATCGCCTTGACGCCTCCGCTGACAACGTTAATTGTGCCCTCAATCAAAGCTTTCAACGGACCAGGCAAACCGTTGTAAGCATCAGCCAGAAACTCTCTGATGCGTCCAAAAGTGCCACCAAAAATGTTGGCAATTTGTGTTGCAGCTGTTTTGCCTGCTTCTACAACATTGGCAAGTATGCCGCCGATAAATTGACCAATTCGTGTGCCTAATCCAATAATAAACGTGCCGACCTGTTCAATTCTTCCTAAGACAGACTGAAAGCCTTTTTCCAGCTCAAAGGCAGCATTAACACCATCGATACCAAGAGCTGATGCAATAGCAGAGCCAACCTCTCCAACCAAAGAAAACAGCGCCCTGATCGGAGCGATAGTAAAGTTCACTGCTGCCGCCAAAGCCTCAACAGTTACAGCAGCAACCTTGAATGTTTCTTTGATAAGAACACCCAGTTCAGACTGATCCGAAAAGAGATTTTGGAATGCTGTTGTCAGTCGTTTAAGTTGTCCATCGATTGTGTCTGACGCTGTAAATGCAGCCTTTGCCGCTGCTTCTTGTGCATTTCTTTGATTCTCTAACAAGCGATTGAACTTCTCGGTGTCGTTGAGAAGCGCAAGAATTGACGGTCCAGCTTCTGTGCCAAAGGCCTTAATAACGGTTCCAGCATCTGCCCCAGATTTCTTGATCTTCTCTAAGGTCGCGGCTAATCCCTCGCTCCGAAGAGTCGAAGCATCAATCTGTATCCCCAGGGCCTCGAACTCTTTGCCGACCTTGCCAGCAGCAACCTGAGCAAAAGCCGTCTTAAGGGCAGTGAACGTTACCTCTGCGCCTTGGCCGCCTGCTGTGATCTGAGCAACGGCAGCGTTTACCTCTTCAAGCGGGACACCTAGAGCAGCCGCAACGGGCGCAACCTTGGCGATGTTTGCCGCATATTCACCGATGACAATCTTGCCGTCGTTTTGAGTTTGAATGAACCCATCGACAAGTTTTGCGGCCTTGTCAGCTTCTAACCCGTACGCATTAAGAACAGAGGTCGTGGCGTCTGCGACCGTGTTGATGTCGCTGAACCCACCTGTTGCGCCTTGGCTGGCGGCCTTGAGAATCTTCGAGGCGTCCGCTGCATTGTTAAACCCAGCGGATGCAACGTCATAAGCCGCAGCCGTCAAATCCAAAACACTGGCTTGACCTGATAGCTCACGGCTCACCCCCTGCAGGCGGCCTCGCAGTTCCTCACTGTTAACACCTAGGGATCGAACCTTTGCCTCAGCAAAGTCTTGTTGCCTAAGGACGTTAAAGACTTGACCAAGACTTGCAGCCCCAGCAACAACTGCGGTGATCGGGCCAAGGGCTGCGCTCAGTGCTGCGCCTAAACCACGCGCACCAACAGCAGCTGCCTGGGCTCCGCTACCGAACGCCTTAAATCCAGTGCCTGCTGCCCGTGTTGTTCCGCCTGCATTTTTAACCGCGACCTCAAGGCCCTGCACCTTTTTTGTCAGGTGCGCAATCTTGGCGTTGGCGTCTAAGGTTTCGACCTTAAACCTAAGGACGGATTCAGCCACAAACCACCCGGCGATAAGTCAATCTTACCGCCGCTTGAGCTTTGCGCGCTCCATTGCCTTTTCTTCTTCTTCGTTCTTGAGCGAGTAAAACGCCGCGAAGTGAATCAGCTCCGCATCGGTCAATTCCGTGCGAAGCCTGCTCACTGTCATCCCTAACTCGCAGGCCAAGAAGAACTCAAAATAAGTCCACTTGTCCTGCTTCAGTCGTTTTTTACGTCGTCGATTTCGGCAGTGTCATCCGCGATGCCAAACAAGAACAACTCAATGTCATTCAATACAGACTCGGGCAGCTGTCGATGAAGCTTGTTTGCGTCTGCAGCAGCAAATGCCTTTGTGCCATCTTCAAGCTCAGCCATTTGACACAACATCTGCGTGCTGATGTCCAGCGCCTCTTCACTGCCAGCAAGGGCAGCGGCTTTCTTGCGGTCTGCTCGCGTGATTGGCTTGAAGTACAGATCGACAATCTTCTTGCCGTCGCCGTTCTTCAATTCAAACTTGCGGCGCTGGTTGAGGTCAAACGCCCCAACCAGCAGATCAACGGTTCGATTTGATGCAGGCATTTAAGCGACACTTTTGCCGTTTAAACTATAGCCTCATCACTCAAGGTTGCCGGTGATAGTACCGCTGGTGATGAAGTTGCAGGTCACGATGTCAATCTCGCCAACAGTGGAAGTAATCTCCATGTCGGTGATGATTCCGGCAAAGCTCACAGAATCGGTGCCTGAAGTCGTGCCAGTTGTGAACAGTTCAAACGTGGCGTCCGCAGGATCTGCAGTCGTCAGAACGTCTTCAAGGAAAGCAGCTTGGCCGGTGGCGTCAGGGTCATAGACCAGCTCAACAGTGCCAGAGCCGCTGATCATGCTGCCAACGAAGCTGCGGAAGGTGTCGCCATGCTTGGAGACATCCAGAGTTTCTTTGGTGGTTGAAAGGCTCCAGCTGCGGGTGCCAACGATGGTGGCATTGCTTGAGCCAGCGGCGTCAAATTGGACTGCGCCTTGTTCTCCGCGAAGGACGGCCATGGTCAGAGTTCCTCGATAAATTCAAAGGTCACACGGACCTGAGTTTGGAAGTAACCCTCGGGACTTGGCGAAGCCAAAGCCTCTGGGCCAGAAGGAGCGTCGAAGTAAACCCCCGACACGATAACTCGATTATACAAATCCCGAATGCGTTTACCAATGACGAGATTGGCTCCAGGGCCTACGCCTTTGCCGGAAAATATGTTCATCACGACAAGGCCGACAATGCGGTTTTGCGAGTTAGTTGTCAGGCCTTGGCCTAGATATTCGTTGGCCCCGAAGGTCGTTAGACATTGCACCCAAGAGCTGTTCGGCGTTGGCTCATACGCCATGTTATGGAAGACAACAGGAATGGCCGGGCTGTTGGCAAGCTCAGTGGCAAGCCTGCCTTCGATCGTGGCCCTGATGGAGTTGAGATCAGCAGCAGCCATGCGTCACCTGTTCGCAATCTTGTTGTACTCGCGCTTCACCCATGACTCAAGCTCCTTGGCGATGAGATCAGGGAAGCCGGGGATTGTGTTCTGCCGTGTCCTGTACTCACCCTTCCAAGATGGCGGCAGGTTCGTTCCGTAAACAACCGGCTCAGCGTATTCAACGTTATTGGTCACTTCGCCTTGTTTAGGATCAGACTGCCAAGCGTTTCGCAGTCGGCCCCCACCTTTCGGCTCGCCTTCGTAGACAACGCGGACAGGCGTTTTTTCTTTCAGGCGCTTCTCGGCCTCAAGCGTCGTGGCAGCAACCAAGATCCGGATGCTCTCGCGGTAGTAATCACCGATTTGGTCCAGCGGGATCTCGCGTGCCATCGTTATGCCCTCAGGATCAGCTCATGAATGATCGCAGTATTGTCCTGCTCCGTTGTCTCCACACGGATGATCTGATGAACAACGCTGCTAATAACGACGCGATCCTTCGTCTCAGGCGCGGTGGCAAGGTCATCAGCGGCGACCGTTAGACGCTTGTCCCCAGCCTGCACCAGCTCATTCACCTCACGCAGGTTTACATCTTCAAGGATGCCCGGAACTGTCGTGTCGCTTTCGCTCTCCGTGATTGCGCCGGTTGTGGTGTTGTAGCTGCCAGCCGTGACAATCCGAACTGTCACATCACCGCCGAACTGCTTCAGCACATTGCTTGCAACCCTTGCTAGTGAATCAGCAAGTGCCATCAGAGGTTATAGGCAAGGCAAGCGCCACTGGTCAGCTTGATGCTGGTGATGATCCCGCAGATGTAGGTGTCAGCCACGAAGGTCTCACTAGCCAAACTGTTGCCGGTTGCGTTCTTCACAGTGATCGCACTAATCACGCTGTCTTCCTTGAAGTACACCTTGCTGAACCTGCCGGTGTGTGTAGCAGTGTCAGAAATGAACTCGAAGCCGCCTGAGAGATCTGCGTACATGGTCAGCTCCGTTTGATAGCGATGTTGCCTGGTCCACTAATTCTAAGACCCGTTAAGTACCTTTCAAACATCGGCGGGACGTGATCAGCACCAACAGCACCAGACTTGTCAGGCGTGACATCAAGACTGCCGATCTTCACGTTTTTGAAGTCGTTCAGGCCGCTCAGGCTGATGCCGTCCGTGTTGTTCTTTAGGTAAACAGCAAGCTCGATCTGAGCCCGCTTCACCTGATCCGGAATCTCGGTATCGGTGAAATAATCCTCAGAAATGCGAAACGGGAACCCGGTTGCGTAAGTGTTGACGTAGGTATCGGGCTTTCGCACGCCAGTACGCGGCCATTGCCTTGCTTGCGTATCGGTGGCGCGTGCGCCTAAAAATCTCTCGCGGTCCAAACGTTCAGCCGCTGCTGTCAAAGCGCGGTTGCGTGAATCGTCAGTGCCGGTCGTCCACTTGCCCACATCAGTGGACTCAATCATGGCTTCGACGAAAGTGTCAGCTTCCGCCAGAGTTATGTAGCTGTTGGCGTCTGCGCCGCCCGCTGTTGCGTCGATTGTTACTGCCATCGGGCGTCACAGTAGAAGTCT